AGAAGGGCAGGTGTGCCCGTGCCGCTCAGAATGACCACTCCTATCGGACTATTTAGGTGGCTAGCGAAGGAGGCGATACTTGCAAATCCCCAATGAGCAGGGACCGCCATTCGCCAACCTCGACACAGCTATTTTGACTTCTGTGCGAAATGAAATCGCCAAGGTCTGCAACATGGTCTACGACACTTCGCCCATCGCGCCAGAAGCGTTACCAAGGTTGAACTTTGAGGCAGGGCAAAGGTCAATCGTCGCAGAAATTGACAACGAAATCCGTCGTCGAAAGGAGGATGCCAGTGTGTTTTGAAATGTTCGCACCCGATCCTCCACAGGTTGAGCCGGTTGCCACGCCAGTTGAGAAGACTGCCGCGGAGAAGCAGCAGGAAATCGAGTCTGCGTTGAAGAAGCAGATGCTTGACGAGGCGACTCGCGCTTCACGCCGCAACCTCAGAACCGACGTGACGGGAATCCAGATTCCGCAATGAACTACCAAAACAAGCCCCTTCTCGGGAATGTTGGACCAATCGGTTCAATGTTCCAGGCGGAAGACGGGGCGAGATCGGACATCCTCGATAGGGTCCGACGTTGTTGCTCGCTCACAAAGCCGTGGCTGGAACCACCGCTGGGGCAGACCGCCAACGACAAGCTGCCAGAGACATACCAGTCCGTCGGCTCACGGGGTGTCAACAACCTCGAAGGCAAGATGCTCATGGACCTCTGGCCCTTGGAGCAATCATGGTTCCAGCTTCTTCCATCGGCAGAGATTCGGTTCGATCAGGAAGTGATCTCAGGGCAGCCGGACAAGTTGCAGGCCGTCTACGACAAGCTGTTCCTCATGGAATTGCTCATCCAGGCAAAGCTGGAAAGTGCAAGTCTCACATCGGGTTCACCCTTTGGGGACAACCGCTCAGGGTTCAGGTCGCGGAAGCGAATGGCCCTGTCCTACATCATCGTCACCGGCGACACGCTCGAACAACTCACAGACGAGTACAGGGTCAAAGTCTTCCGCCGCTCGCAATACACCACCATGCGAGACAGTTCTGGCGACGTACTCCATCACACCGTCTGCGAAGCTATCGACCCCCTCGCGCTCAGTGAAGATCAGCAGAGCAAGACCGAGTTCAACATCTCCGAACTCAAAGAGAAGCGTGCCCACGAACGCCTCAGTCACCTCTACACGCTGGTTGAGTGGCAGCCATGGACCCGCAAGTGGGTCATCACTCAGGAAGTCAACGGCAAAGAGATTGTCGTCACCGAAGAACCAATCTCGCCGTTCTTCTCCACCCCATACGAACTGTCACCGGGCGAGAACTACGGTCGCGGACTTGTCGAACTCAATCTGGGTGACATGACAAGTCTCAACGAGCTTTGCAAACGTCGTTTGGACCTGTTCGGACTTGCCACCAAAGGTCTGGTTGCACTCGACTACGCGGCCAGAGTCACAGAGAAAGACCTGACCAAGCCGCCCGGCAGCGTCATCCGCGCCCGCGTCACTGACGGCAAGGCGATGGACGTTGGCGTTGTCCAGTTCAATGTCAGCATGGAAAGCCAGCTTCTCTCCAATGGAATTGAAACCATTGGTAACAGTCTTGGCAAGGCCATGATGATCGAGAGTGAGACTGCCCCGCGTGGCGAGGCGGGTCGCTCTCCGGTGGCGTGGCAGCGGACGGCCATTGAGATCGACGGCGCCACCAGCGGTGCCTATGCACCCATCGCAGACAACCAGCAGGTTCCGCTTATCAAGCGGTGCATGTACCAGTTGTCGCGCGACAAACTCATCCCTGCCATCAATCCCAAGCTGGTCGAGATCAGGGCACTCACGGGTATCTCGGCGATGGGCCGCGAAGTCCAGGCCCGCAAGTTGCTCGACTACACGCAGGTCGCCGCGGCACTTGGCGAGGAAGCAATCGCTCGGGTCAACAAGGGCGTTCTCATGCAGGTCTTGGCCCGCTATCGCGGCATCAACGAGCCCGGCTTGATCCGCACCGACGAAGAAATGAACGCCATTCAGCAGCAGCAAATGGCGATGCAGGCACAGGCACAGGCAGCAGAGCAAGCGATCTCAACAACGGGGGCCGTCGTGGAAAACGCGGCGGCACAGTCAGCGGTCAGATAAGGAACCAATATGTCAGACACGGCCACTACGCCCACAGGCGGACCAGTGGTAACACCTCCAACCGACCAGAAACCGGCAGCAGGAGCCGAGGTCAAGGTTGGCGGCAACGCGCCCGTCGAGCCCAAGTTGCTGGCGGGGAAGTTCAAGACTCCCGAGGACTTGGAGAAGTCATACAAGGAACTTGAATCCAAACTCGGCCAACGCACAGTGAATCCCGACGCTTCGGTTGAGGAGTTTCTTGGCAAGGCCGGGCTCAAACCCGAGGACTTGGGCAAGACGTACAAGGAGACTGGCAAGCTCGCCGACGAACACTACAAGAAGCTGGCAGAACTCGGTGTCCCCAAGGCAGTCGCGGACAAGTTCATCGCGTCAGAAGCGGCTATGGCACAGGCCCACGCCCGCGAAGCTGAGGCGGTGAAGAACGACGTTGCCAAGATGGTCGGTGGACCGGACCAACTCAACAACCTTCTGACTTCCGCCAAGGACTTTCTTGCCCCGGAAGAGGTTGAGGCCGTCAACGCCCGGCTTGCCAATCCAGCCACGGTTCGCCAGGAAGTTGCCGCGCTGCAAGCCCGTTACCAGAAGCACATCGGGTCTGAGAGGTCAACTCCGATCATCAACGCTGGCAACCCGACGATCAATCCGCTCGTTGCATCCAATCTCAAAGAGTTCAATGCCTTGGTGCGTGCGGCAGCCAACGGTGACATGAACGCCCGTCGCCGCATTGAAGCCACTCCGAACGAACTCATCAACAGTTGGAGCCACTAATGGCAAGTAAGTACAACCCCGCAACCGTCCAATCTCTCCACGAACTCAAAAGCTCGTTCCGATTCTTCGCTTCTGACAAGGGGCCAGTCTGCGAGATCATCGACGATGCCACTGGCAAGGTGTATTGCCGCGAGCAAGGCCAGCCAACCGAGAAGGAAACTGAGCTTCTCGACAAGGCAGTTGCCAAGGCCCTGAAATCAGACCGGCCCAAGTCCGTTGCCCAGGTGCTTGCTGACAACGAAGCTCTGGTTGGCGAACAGGCCAAACGCATCGCAGAACTTGAAGCCAAACTCGCGCGGATTGACAAGAAGAAGCCCGAGTAAACACGCCTCTCTTTCTCTTTCCGGGACCGCCGTGCTTAGTTGCGCGGTGGTCCTTTTTGTGCCGGATGTTCCGGTGCATGTTCTCCGTCCTGATCTAACGCCCAAGCCCACTCCGCAGAGGACACCCGCGAAAGCGGCCCTTGCGACGGAGCGGACACCTTCGCGCGCCAACACAGACGGACCAGTCCTTCATGGAGAACTCATATGTCAGCGTCAAATGCCATGCGTTTCATGGCCGACTCGACCGGCGATTACGGTCTCGCCCTCAAAATGTACATGGGATCGCTCGTTGAAGCGTTCCGTGACAAGACCTACCTGTTCGACTCACCCGGCATCATGCGCAAGAACGCGGTTGGCACCAACCAGCACCAGTTCTTGATGCTCAGTGAACTTCCCGAGCCCGAGAGCCACACTCCCGGCGATGAATTGCTCGGCCAGCAGTTTGAGATTCAGGACGGAACGATCACGATTGACGACATTCTCGTCAGCCACTTCGACGTTCCCCTTGACCAGATTGTCCTCTCGCACTTCTCGGTGGTGAACGAGCTCGCACCTCGCTCTGCCCTCGAACTTGCACGGTCCTACGACCAGCGGTTGACCAACCTCGTCATCAACACGGCCCGCACTTCCAGCGTGAGCAAGAACGGCCTTGTCATCCACGGCGGCGGCAACCGAGTTGCCAATTCCGGCACCACGCTCGCAGGTCGCTACCCGGACTCCTCGACCGGCGCACAGAACTTCCGCGGCGATGCGGCTCAGTTGGCTCAGTTGATGGACGAAGACAACGTGCCCGAGGAAGGCCGCGTCATGTACATCGACCCCTACATCCGCCGCGTGCTTGGCCGCGACTCTACGATCTTCGACGTTCGCTTCTCGCCCGGCAACCCCAACAACCTGGATCGTCGCGCGATCGGCTTGCTGGAAGGGTTCACGATCATCCCAATGGTCGGTCGCCTCCCCAGCACGGTTGTCACGCAGTACAGCCAGAGCAAGTACAACGGCAACTTCACGGCTGCAACTGGCGGCTTGCCCGCAGCGTTCGCGCTGTCGTCGGCAACCTCTGGTCAGGCCGCTGTCGGTGCGGTGACGGCTCTTGGCATCAACTCCAAGATGGTCGAAGACGACCGCCGCAACACCACTTTCATCAAGTCGCAGATGCTCATGGGTGCTGGTCAGTTGCACCCTTGGTGCGCTGGCGTGATCGACGTGACCACCTAATCGCACCAACAAGGAGACTTTCTCATGCCAACCACGTTCCCGTCCCCCACCCAGAATCGGCAGGCAGCCGGTCTGGATTCTCAGAAGACTCACCTCCGCGCCCTCACCAGAGCTTCGGTGTCTGGACTCCAGATCAGCGAAACCCAGACAGGCGCGGTTCGTCAGTCGGTTCTCACGCTCACCAACGTCAACATCACGATCACCCGAAATGGCACAACCGCCGTGTACGGTGGCCTCCAGTTGGCGACGTTCCCCGAGGGCGTCAGCAGCCTTCTTGGTGGTGTTGCCAACCTCACGGTCACTCGCGGTGAAACCACGAACATGACGGCCACTGCGCCGCTGGTTGTGGCAGTTGGTTCGGTGACAGCATCGAACAACGCAACCCTGAGCAGCACCGAAGCTGACGCGGTTCCGTCCACGGCCTTCACTCTGGTTGCAGGAACCAAGGCCAGCGGTGGACACCTTGCCACAGCTGCCATCTACGACGGCCACACCACGGCCCGCCCGGTGTTCTTGAACATCGCTGGCGACAACGCCACTGACCAGTGTGTTGCCACTGGCAACTCCAGCGTCAACGTCACGGGCACCATCGTCCTCACCTGGATTCAGTTGGGCGACTACTAAACCACAAGGGGCAATCGCTTCCACCCACATTCCAGGCGTATTGCCCACGGACTCTGCCGGAGAAATCCGGTGGAGTCTTTTTGATTGGAGGTTCACATGAGATTCGCGGTCTTTCTTGTCTCGCTGATTCTCATGGCGAGCATCCCGGCCTGTAACTTCAAGATGCCGCCAGCACCAGACGGGCAGGCCGACACGATGGCGCCACCGCCACACGAGAACACACCCAAGGGCGGGTTGAAGATCGAGGTGCCGGTCAATCCCCCGCCGCAACCGCTGGGCACCGACACCAACAAAAATGGCGAGATCGACCGCAACGAGCGTAACGCTGCCGCTGTCGGGGTGTTTCAAGACACCGTGATCGAGTATTGCCGCTGGATGATCTTGCTGGTCACCGTCGCATCGGTCGCAGCTCTCGTTCTGTCGTTCACCCCCTGGTCGATTATGTCCGCTGGCAAGGCCATGTACGGGTTCGCGGCGGTTGCGGCCATCATGGTTGGTCAACTCGCCCTTCTCTTGTGGGGCGAACTCATCGCCAACGTCGCCGGAATCCTCACGCTGGTTTCCACCATCGCCGCGTTCGGCATGTTGGTGTGGTATGTCATCACCGCGATTCAGACCCGCATCGAGATTCGTCGCAAGAAGGCCATCGAGGATCAGGCCGCACAACTCGCCAAAGAAGGCCACGCACGCGAGGCCACCGCTCTCTTGTCCACGGTCAACCCGACGGTCAATGAGAAGCGTTCGGAAGTCGCGTCGATGCTCTCGCAACTCGAAGCAATGTCCAACACCGAACGAGCCAAGGCCATCGCCAAACTCAAAGAGTGGGGGGTGATGGTGTGAAGCCCTGGCTCCCACAACCAGCCACTTCGTCAGGTGCGGCCGCGCAAGG